GGGGCTCGATGAGGTAGCGGGCCTGGCCGCCGCGCGGGTGGTGCAGGTCCAGGCGTTCATGCTGGTAATGGGCATAAACCTGGTCCACCTTCACCTGGCCGTGCAAGGTGCCCTCGCGGCAGCCGGTGGCGGTGCGCAGCTCTTCCAGCCGGTCAGCGATGAGGGCGGTCATGGCAGCTCGACCCCGGAGTTGAAGCCCTCCCAGCCACTGCCGGGGCTGCCGGTGTCCGGGGAGGTGTCGGCGTCCAGGGTGCCATCGAACGGGTTGACCACGGTGTCCGAGTCGGCCGGCCGGAAGATGCCCGGGATGCGGTTGATGACGTGGCCGCCCTCATTGCCGACCCCGCCATAGGTGCCAGGGTCGGGCCGCAGCGTGCCGTCGCGGAAGCCCTTCAGCACGTCCATCGCGTTCTGGTAAGCCAGCCAGACCGGGTGCTGGGCGTCCATCACCTTGTGCTTGAGGTAGGTCTTGCTGGCCCAGAAGCAGGCCAGGTCAAGCGCCAGGTCGTGGAAGATGTCCGGTGGCGTGGCGGCCGGGGAGCTGCCGTCGAACACGCCACCCGCGTAGATCGAGATCCGGTTGCTGGCTGCCTGGAGCGCCAGGGTCAGTTGCTCATCGGAGAGCACAGACGCCGTGCCAGTACCTGCGTCGGTGCCATCGAGCACCTGGCGCAGGTCACTGGTGGTGGCATACAGCGTTGCGGTCAATCAGTTACTCTCCGCTGCTCCCAGGCCGGTCTCCCCGCCCACGGCGTGCGGCGGATCGACCAGATCAGTCAGCTCGTTATCCCCAGCCTGTGAGTTCTCCTGTGCATAACCCACGAAGTCCTCATCGAGCGGGTCAGTCCAGCTCCAGGAAGGCGCGACGGAGTACGTGATCGACATGCTCGCACCAGGTGGCAGCGGGTAGACGCCGGCCGTGGTGCCGACCTGGCTGCCGTTGACAACCACGCTGGTCAGCGTGCCCCCGGTGATATTCACCGCGACCTGCTGGCCGGTGTTGTTGACAACCGCCGTCGTGCTGGCCGGCATCGCGGGGGTGGTGACTGCCATGTCTGCTCCCTAGTTGCTGATGCCTGCGTGGCCCACGTCGTCCTGGCCCTGCACGTACGCCCGCAGGTTGGCCCCGGCCGCCTGCAAGGCGGCGTAGAGCTGCTGCGGAGGGGTGGCCGGCACGGCTGGCGTGCCGCCGTCCAGGTCGATGACCGTGCCCGCAATGAACTCGGCGGCCTCGCCGTCAGCCCACTGGATAGGCGGCCCGGCCGCCCCGGCCCAGCTCTCGGTGCCGAAGCTGCCGCTCGTTCCCGTGCCGGGAGGCAGCGTCACGGTGGTGCCGACAACGAACCGCGAGAGGGCCATCAGAAGCCCCAGCCGCCCGGGTTGGGCACAGCCTGCTCGCCCACCCCGGAGAAGATGCTGGCGGCCACCACGAGCCCCACGGGGGCGTTGGAGCTGTGCGCCTTGGCCGCCCCGGTGATCGGCAGGCTGGTGCCGGTGGGAGCGCCGTTGATGCTGACCACCTCCGCGTTGGCACCAGTGTCGAGCAGCAGGTTCTGGCCCAGGGCGAAGTTCGTGCCGCCCGAGGTCAGCGGGATGGCCAGTCCGCCCAGCGAGATCGCCCCGCTGGTCAGCGGGAGCGCCCATGTCCAGGTGGGAGCCACGCTGTAGGTGATCGAGATGGTGCCGCCGACCGGGACCAGGTAGGTCCCCGCCGTGGTGCCGACCTGTACCCCATTGACGAAGACGAAGGTCAGCGTGCCGCCCGAGATCACCACCGAGACCACGGTGCCGGTGTTGTTGGCCGCCGCGACCGTGCTGGCAGGCACGGCCGGAGCGGCCACGGTCGGCGTCCCCAGCGTGAACAGCCACTCGCACCCCTGGCACCTGTACTGCGTGCCGTTGGTGGTGACGAACAGCCGCCGCAGCTTGCAGCGCGGGCAGGTCAGCGCCACGTCGATGGGGACGATGGTGGCCGGCATGTCAGCCTCCTATGCCGACCCGGGTGCCGGGCGGCAGGTCGATCGCATCGCCGTCGCCGCCTTCAGATCCCACCTGCGGATCGCCCAGCTCCGGCACGGCCCGCTCGATGATCTGTGAGCTGCCAGCCGGGTCGGGGCGTGCCCCGGTCCAGCCAGGCGGCGGCTTCTGCACCGGCACCATCAGGCGGCCGGACAGCGACCTCCCGGTGACCAGTGGCATCGGCTTCGAGCCCTCCTTGGCAGGCCGGATGACGGGCACCCGGTGGTTGCGCTGAAGGTTCTCAGCCTGCTCGGCAGTCAGCTCGACTGTCTCACCCCGGGGCACCAGGAACGTGCGCTTCTCTTCCCCCGGTACCGGCATCGGTATCGAGAGGTTGGTCAGCGCCTGGTACTTCGCCATGCGGTCTCCTTACAGGCCGGACAGCAGGACGATCGCCAGAGGCTGGTCAAGGCCGATGGCAGATGCCCGCTGCGTGTCGGAACGCCAGGTCTTCCTGGGCTCGTCACGGTACAGCGGCCCGGCGATGAACGGCAGTTCGTCGGCGTAGAAGCCTGCCCGGTTACGCTGCATGACGATCGCGTTCCCGGCCGGCACCTGGCGGGAGACCAGGACGTCCAGGTTGAAGATCTTCTGCGGCAGCGTGCCGGTGTAGAGCAGGTTCTCGCTGGCGATGTCACCGATGTACGGCGCGGCGAACGTGCTGCTCTGGAGCAGCGTGTTCTTGGTGGCGTGGTTGATGATCAGGGTGTCAGCCTCGAAGCCCAGCCACTGCGTCACGCCGGAGGGCGAGACGATGTTGGCGTTCTCGACCAGGAAGCACGCCTGCGCGATGTCCGCCCTGATGGTCGCGCTGGCCGAGGCCCAGGTGTTGCTGACAGCCAGGGTCTGGATGGAGGCGTTGGCCACCACCGCCGAGTAGAAGGCGGTGTTCCAGGAGTAGACCATCGTGTTCTTGACCTGGAGCAACTGCCTGGTCACTGGGTCGATGGTCTGGCGGCGGCGCATCTCGTCCGAGACCATGATCGCCATCGCGCGCTCGTGGCTGAAGACCACGCGCGGGATGCCGATGGAGGTCGGCACGATCGGCACTTCACCGAACTCGGGCCGGATCTCGGGGAAGTCGTCGGCGTACATCGGGGTGGACTCCGAGTAGCGCACCGCGCCGCTCGGGGCTGCCCCGCCGTTGCGCAGAACCGAGTCCACGATGAACTCGTTCTGCGTCATGTCCAGGATCAGGCTGGGAATGACCAGCGGGTCCTTCAGCAGTTCAGAGACAACGATCCGGGGACCATCGCTGAAACCGCGTGCGGCAACAGGCATTTGTCAGCTCCTTATCAGAAGATCCGGGCGCGGCCCAGGTAGAAGGCGGATGAGCCGGTCCCGCCGATCTGCTGAGTGAGCTGAGCGGAGGCGACACCGCCCGGCGCAGTGCAGCGACCCACGATCTGGCTGTACGTGGTGCCGGAGAACGGGCCGACCGTCCCGTTGGCGGTCACAGCCAGAAGCTGCCCCGGGGTGACCTGGGCTGAGTACCAGACCCAGATGTCTACCCCGCCGAAGTACACCGGGATGTAGTCCGGCAGCACGGAGATGTCAATCTGCGGCTGGCCGTAGGTGTTGGCCGCGCCGGTCTGGGTGGCGAGGACGTTGCCGTCATCACCAGACACACCCAGGCAGACCAGCGAGTTGGCCACAGCGGGCTTCACCGTCAGGTCCGTGGTGCCTGCGGTCTGGGTGGTGTTCTCGACAAGCTGGCCGCCGAAGATCAGAGTGCTGACCTGACAGTTCTGCGGACCCATCTTGTAGTGCGGCAGCACTGCTGACATGGGCTAACCCTTCTTCTCTCAGTTGCCGTTGGAGACGCCGGCGGCTTCTCCGGCGATGTCTCGGGCTCCGGTGTTGCGCACCGTGCCGCCCGCCGTGGTTACGGCCGTGATCTCGGACGCGGACAGCTCGACCACCGCGCCGGCAATCAGCGTCCGGGCTGGCTGGGCGTAACCGGACCCCGCGATCGTCACGGTCTTGGTGATCACCTGGCGGGCCATCGCTCAGAACGCCCCCGTCTGGGTGCGGAAGCGGGCCACGATGTCCTCACGGGCCGTGGCTGCTCCCTGATCCTCGGGCGCATCCATCGGGCTGCCCAGCTCGATCCCAGGCTCGCCCATCAGCTTGCCCAGCTTGCCGACCTCATCGAGCACCTTGCGCATGACCTGGCCGCCGTCAACGGCGGTGCCGTTGGACAGCTCGATCGTGCGGCCCGAGCCCTCCAGGAACGGCCGGGCCAGCTCAGTGATGTAGGGCGGGATGCCGTTGCCTGCCAGCCGCTTCTTCTCGGCATCGAAGCGCTGGGCGTCCAGCTCATCGGTGACCACGCGGAGCTGCCGGGCGGTCTCTTCCGCCTGGACGTTGGCCATCTCGATGGCCATCCGGTCGGTGTTGGAGAGGGCCGTGGCGGGAGCACCGGCACCGGCCAGGTCTTCCTCATCCTCCAGCAGGCCCAGCGCGTCCAGCTCGGCGGCGGCGGCCTCCAGCTCGGCCAGCTCTTCTGCGGTGAGCTGGTCGTCGGCCGTGGCCGGCGGGGTCGTGGTACCCGTCCCGGTACCAGTGCCTGCGGCGGGCGCAGCGGGTGCGGTGAGCTGGGCAACCAGCTTGTCCCACTGGTCGGCAGGGACTTCGAGCAGCTTGGCCAGCCGCGCCTGGCGCTCCTGGTCGGTCAGTTCGGGCATGTCGGTGTTTCCTTCCTGGCCGGCGAACGTCGCCCCGGTCAAGTCGATGATCGTTTCCGGCTGGTTGGACGCCTCGATGGCCTCCCACGCGCCGAGCCCCGGAATCCGGGGATCGAGCGTGCCCAGGACGTGCTGGATGGCGGCAGGGTAGTGCTTGCCGTCTGACCTGGCGTAATCCTCCACAATTCGCGCGGAAACACCCAGGCGCGGGTTGGTCAGGAGCGTCTTCTCGCCCTCATCGGTCGGGGCCAGCATGATGTAGAGCCCATCATCAAGACTGTCAACAGAGATCACGTCGCCCCGGAACCGCTCCGGGTCATTGGTGTGCGTGTTGGCGTGGTCCGCGAGCTGGAAAGGTACCTGATCATAGGCCCCGGACTGGTAGGCCGCCGCGAGCTGGTCGTTATATGACCTGGTGAAACTCAGCGTGCGGCCCTTGTACTCGATGTCCCCGACCGGCAGCACCTTCTTGCGCCATAGCCGCCCCCCGGGCTGCTGGGTCGCTGCACCCCTGACGAACGGCGTCAGGACTGCGCTGGTCATGAGCTACTGCCTCCGAAGGACTGGGCACGGCGGGCGAACGCGAGGGCGCGGGCGGCCGGGAAGCCCTTGGCCATCAGCTTCTTGTAAATCGCCACGCCCTTGGGGCTCAATCCTGCCGGACCGGAGTCCGAAGAGCTGTCCGACGCGCCGGAGGTCACTGTTCGTGGACCATCGCTACTTGACGTGCTAGGAGTCGCCAGCTTGATGGCCGGGATGCCGAACTGCTCCATCAGCGGGGTCTGGGACGCGGGCAGCGCGGCGGGCAGCGGCGGGGTCTGCGGCCGGGCCAGGGGCGCGGTCGCCGCGCCGTTGTACGCGCTGATCAGGTCGAGCAGCGTGGTCCGCTGGTGGTTGCGGCCCTCGGTCTCCTTGCCGCCGTCCTTGACACCGACCCACTGGCCAGCATCGTTGCGGTACATCCTGCCGATCAGCGCGCCGCCCTGGCGGTGCCTGATGATGGCCTGTCCGTTGTCACCACGCGCGACCACCACGTCAAACGGGGTGCGCACTGGCTGCTTGATTGCCATGTCCAGAATCCCTCCGGGGTCGGCTGTCATCTTCTTCGCGCCGCCCGGTGCGGCCCAGCTCTTACCGAGCGCCCCGGTCTTGCCGAACTTGGGTGCAGTCTTGCGCAGCAGCTTGGCCAGGGACGCGCGCCGCGCCGGGTCCTTCACCCGGCCGACCGCCTGCCGGGCCTTCTCCCACTGGCTGCCGCTGGTGACCGGGAAACCGGGAGCTGCACCAGGCCCGGCTGGCGGCAGCGCGTTCCCGGCCTTGAACGCGGCTTTCCGGCCAGCCGTGCTGGTGGGTGAGGCCAGGTCCAAGAACAGCCGGGCGACGTTGGCCGTCTGCACGGTCCGGCTGCCCGCGATGATCGCCTGGGTTCTGCCCACCGCGCCGGGAGTCTGGTTGATCGCCAGGGCCACGGCCTTGGCCGCATCGGACTGCTTCATGCCCATCCTGGTCAGCTTCTGCACGGCGGCCACGGCGTTCTCCGGCCTGACCTTGCTGATGACGTCGGCCGCGCCCTTTGGCACCTTCATGCCGAGCTGCTGGCCGAGCTGGGCATCCGCCGTACCGGAGAGCGTGCTGGCGATGTCCCGCATCGTGGCGGCGTTGTCCGGGTTCTGCGCCGCCCCGGCCAGCATGTCCCTGGCCACGCTGCCGACCATGCCCTGCCACATTCCGCCCTTGCCACGGCGCTCCGTGCGCCAGGCGCTGCCCCAGCCCAGCTCGATGCCGCCCGGCTCGTTGGCGGCCTGGATGGTGGCCGACCGTGCCCGGCTGACGGCACCGAGATCATTATTAGCGGCAAGCATCCCGGCTCCCATCGCCAGCCTCATGTTGGGGGTGTTCATCGCGGCGGGCGGCCGGGGCGAGCCGGGCATCCTGCCTCGCTTGGCGTAGGTCAGCGCGGCCGGCAGGCTCATCCCGCTGATCTGGAGCCGGTCGTAGATAGCGCGCTGGTGCTGGCTCAGCTTTGCCACCTCGGCCTCATGCTGGGCGTACGTCCGGTTACCGAACAGCCCTGACGCGCGCTGGCGCTGGCCGGCCCCGGCTGCCCATACCTTGTCCGCGTGGTAGCTGGGCGTATGCGCCCATCTTCCGTGCAGGTCACGGGGCTGGGACGGGTCGAACGCCAGCTCAACGCTCACGATGGGCTCTCCCGCTGCTCAGCCTGGTTGGTAATGTCCTCGGCTACTTCCTCGGCCGTTTCCTCATCCATCCCGTTCTCGATGTACGCCTGCTTCATGATGGCCTTGACCTGGGCCTTCAGCTCGGGAGTCCACATCAGAGGCGCTTCTTCCACTCAACGAGCACCTGGACGGCCGGGCCGACCGCCGTAGTGGCCAGGGCCATGATGCCCGGAGCGCCCAGCTTGGCCTCGACCAGGCCCGCGACCAGGCTGCCGACCGCGACCGAGCCTTCCACGGCGGCCTTCTGCCGCGCCGCGTGCTTGCTCTCGGTGTCGGCTTCCTTGGCTAGCTTGGCGTTGTTTTCCTTCACCGTGTTCATGAGCAGCTTGACGTGCTCCTGGTGCTGGGCGTCCAGCTTCTTGGCCGTCTCAGCCAGGATGGCCTGGCTCTTGGCCTCCAGGTTCTGCCGGAACTGCTCGTGCTCTTGCTCGGAGGTCTTCACATGGCTGATGAACGCGCGGCTATGGGCGGTGTTGTCGGGCGGCGGCACTGGTGCCGTGGCTGGTGCGCCGATCATGGGCATCACCGGGTGGCGGGCCGCGATGGCGCGCTTCTTCGCCATCCGGGCCTGGGCGCGGCGGGCCACCTTGCCGGAGGCCGCCCGGTCCAGGCCCGCGCCGGGAGTGCCGATCCACTCCCCGCCCTTGCCGCGCGGCTCGTGCAGGTATGCGGTCTTGGCGGACAGCTCGATCACGGTCATCTCATCGACCACGGAGAGCACGATGGCGGCCTCGAAGGCGTCAGCCCCGAGTTGGCGCAGATCACTGAACAGCGCCGTCCGCTCGCTCATTGGGCCTGCCCGGTGATCGTTTCCGTCATCTGGTCCGAGATGGTACGCGCCTGGCCAGCCGGAACAAGGCGCTTGAGGGTTGTGCCGGCGTCACAGATTTCGCGCTCGGCCTGATCGTCAACAGCGGCCAGGGCCAGTGACCGCATCTCCTGCTGCGCGATGACGCGGTAGGCAGGGTCCTGGAATGCCTTGTGCAGGATCGCCGCCGCCTGCTCGCCCTGCGGGGTCATGCCGCCTCCCGCTCCATCTCAAGCATCCGCTGGTTGGCCGACTTCACGCGGTTCGAGGCGTTCCTGAACGCACCCGGGACTTCGCTGAGTTTGCCCATCTGCGGCACCCAGCCCTCCCTGATGTCAGCCTCCAGGTCGTACCAGTCCTTATTGCTCATGATGCCCACGGGCATCGAGATGCCTCCGTGAACGAACTGCTCTTTGTTGCTGGTGGGCTTAGCGCCGGATGCCCTGGCCACCTGGATCGCCATCGTGGGCACCTTGTCCCGGGTACCCTGCCGGTTGATCTCATCAGCCAGCTCACCGGCCCGCTTGCGCAGGGCGTCACCATGCAGGCCGCCCTCCGCGTTGGCCACCTCCAGCGCCCACTGGTAGGCCGACCGGGTTTCCCTGGCGTAGTGCCCCCATGACCTGCCGGTATTGATCTTCTCCGGGTCCTGGAGGTTGCGGGCATACCCGGCCACGTCGGTCCGGGTCTCGCTGGTCTCGCCTGGCCCGACAAATGGCGGCACCTTCCGGTCACCGATGCCCATCCCGTTCAGCCACTCCGGCGCGTGCTGGATCGCGCCCAGCTCGGTGAAGCCCTCTTCGATCGCCGCGTTTTCCTCATTCTGGTAGGCCGCCTGGTGGGCCTGGTAGGGGCCGTGCTCGATGTCCGCGTGGATCAGCTCGTGCAGGATCACCTCGAAGGAATGCGGGCTCTCGACTGACTTGCCCGGGTTGTCCATCACGTCCTTGATGCCGGCCGCGACGTCATCGCGGAGCTTCATCGTGCCGTCCCACTCCATCTCCGCGAAGAAGTCCGGCCAGGACTTCGCCGGTACCGTGTCGGCGGTGCCGTTCCACAGCTCCCGGCCCCCGCCGAGCAGGCCCGGGACCAGCGCGGCTCCCCGGGAGATCGCGCCGAGAACTTCCGGCTCTGCCGGTGCTGGCTCGGCGTTGGTGGTGGTGAGGTAGGTGGTCACCTTCTTGCGCAGGCCGGCGATGCTCAGGTGCTCGGTGTCACCTGCCTGGGAAGTGATGCCCTTGATCCACTCACCGTGCGGGCCGCGCAGCTCGGTGCGCCACGCATTGCGCCAGCCGCCTGCCAGCTCGATCTGATCGGTGATGGTGTTGGCCGACTCCACCAGCTTGGTGTTGCCGATAGCCCTCGCGGCCATGCCCATTCTCTGGGAGAACTGATTGGCGTAGGGAATGGCCAGCGCGGCTGGCAGGCCGATTCGTGACACCTCGATCTGCTTGCTGCCGAAGTGCCCGGACATCGCCGCCAGCACCTCATCCGCCGCCCAGCGATGGTGCCCGTCGATGACGTAGTTGTCCTTGCTGACCCAGATCGGCTCGCTCAGCATGTGCCGGACCTTGGGATTGCCCTGCTCGGCGGCGCGGGCGATGCCGGCCACCGAGGTTGCGGTGAGCTGGCTCTGGGTGGCTCGCAGGTCGGCCGCGTTGACGCGCTCATTCTTCACGTCGATGCCATCAGCCTTGGCCTGGGCGCGGAACTCCGGGTCCAGCTCGATGAACTTGTTGGCCCCGTGAGCCAGCAGCGCTGACTCAGTGCCCGGCACGGACGGGCCGGAGAGCTGCGGCATCTCGCTGCGTGGGATGCCCCTGGTCTGCTCGTTGAACAGCCGGGTGCCGCGCACGCTGATGTTGCCCAGGTCCCATTTCGGCTCGGCACCAGTGGCCTTCAGCTCGGCGTCACCGCGCTGGTTGATCTCGTTCATCAGCGGCGCGATCTCGGCGGTGCTGTTCAGCCGGACGTGCTGGCCAGCCGCCATGAGATCAACGGCCCGGCCCATGTCGCCCTGCACGTCGATCGGATCAGCCGGAGTGCCCGCACCGTCTGGCCGGCCGGGCTGGTCCAGTGGCTTGCGGCCGTCCGCCGCCGCCATGCCCGGCACCAACGGGTCATAGCCCTCGAACCGGCCCCGGAAGCCGTGGCCCTCAGCCTGGTGGGAGATGCCCAGCCCGCCGCCGCCGTGCGTCCACCGGCCGTGCGTGTCACGGGTCTCGTGCTGCCAGGCGGCCAGCTCTACCTGGTCGCTGATGCTCACAACTGCGCCCGCAGGGCCATGATCTGGCCGCGCAGAGCCGCCACCCGGGCATGAATCGTGGCCGGGCTCAGCGTCTTCTTCCTGGGCGTGCCCTTCTTGGCCGGGGTGCTGCTCTTGCTCTTGGCCGCCGCCGCTTTGGTGCTGGCGGCCTTGGTGCTGCCAGCCTTGGTGCTGGTCTTCGAGCTGGTGCTCTTCTTGGGGAGCTGGGCCAGCAGGGCGTGGATCTCAGACCGCAGGCTGGCGATCTTCTGCATGATCTGGGCACGACGCTGCGGGCTCACAGGCGGGTGGTGCCCCTGCTTGCCCTTGCTCTTGCCCTTCCCGGCCGTCCCGCCGCCGCCCGAGCCGAACTGGCCGCCGCCGGCCTGGCCCTTGGGCACGCGGGACTCGTTCTGGTAGTTGCTGCTCTGCGGACGGCCGCCTCCGCTGCCCTGCTTCTGCTTCTGCTGGCTGCCTTGCCCACCTGCCCCGCCCGCGCCGCCAGCCGTGGCCGCCAGCTCAATGGACAGCTCGATGGCCAGCAGCTCATTGGCGGCCTGGATGGTCTGCACCCCGCCTGCCTGCTGGGTCTGGATGAAGTTCTGGCGGCCGGGCAGCTTCCCGGTTACGCCCTTTGGCACCGCTGCGAAGCTGCGCCGGACCGCCCTGACATCCTCCTGGGCCTGCGGGCTGACATGCCGGGCAGCCCAGTCAGCCGAATCGAGTGCCCGGTTCGCATGATCCATCTGCCGCATCGCCATGAACCGGGCAGCAGCGTGCATTGACGTGCTCAGGACGTCAGCACCAGGCCCGGTGCTGGGCGTGGCCAGGCCGCCGATGCCCTTGTACTTGTCCCCGACACCCATCACGGCTCTGATGTGGCCGAAGCCGCCTGGCTCGCCCTGGTAGCTGAACGCCATCTTGCCGGTGCTACTCCCGACGTGCGTCCACTGGCCCCTGGCATCCCGCATCTCGTGGACATCGAATACCAGCTCGATGGCCCGCAGATCGTTCGCGTGAGCATGAGCCTGTGCCCGCTTGGCGTCCCATTCGGCGTTGGTCTTGGCGCTCGCGGCGCGCACCTCGGGGCTGGTGTTCCTGCCCTTCTCCCAGCGCGCCGTGGCTCCCTTGGCGATGGCGATGGCCTGGCTGACGGTCTTGGCCCGGCCGGTGCGCAGCAGGGCGTGGGCGATGTTCTGGATGTAGGCGGGCAGCTCCAGGCCCTTGTCATGCCAGAGGCCAGGGCCGCCTGGCTTGCCGAAGGGATGCTGGACGCTGGAAAGCGTCTCCGTCTGGGCGCTGAACTCCAGCATCATGCCAGCCGCGTCCTTGCGCTTGTGGCCAATGCCCTTGCCCAGCGAGTCGAACACCTCAGCACCAAGATCCTTGTGCTTGATGGTGGTCTGCCTGACCGGCTTATGCCTGCTGACCACGGCGAACACCCGGCGCGGTGCGTTACGGCTGTTAAGGTTCGTGGCGGCCCTGGCTGCCTTGGCCAGCCCGTTCGGGCCGTCGCCCCAGTGCGCCCCGTTCTGCTTCCAGGTGTCGCTGCCCTGGTCCTTGTGGAAGACGTGATGACGGACATCAGGACTGGTGGTGGCGTCCTT